CCCCCGGTGGATCGACCGCGTCGTGGCCCGTCGCAACCTCGCTCGACTGCTCGCAGCCGGGCAGACGACGTGACCCCGGACGCCTACGGAGACCTCGCCGAGAACCTCGTCCCCGTCGCGGGGCAACTCGTCGGAGCCGTGCACGACGACGGCATCGGGGCGGTCGCCCGGATCTTGAGCGGGGTTCACCCCGACCACATGTACGCCCTCGCCGTGGTGCTCGCGGCCATGGTCGACCCGGACTCCCCGCCCTCTGAGCTCCTCGGATGGGTGACGTGGGACGACGTGCCGGCCTACACGCAGGAGTCGCTCCTGTCGGCGGCGCACGACAGCGCGTCGAGCGACCCGGGCGACTGGTCGGACGAGGAGTGCAAGCGGCGTCACCGTAAGCAGCGGTCCGGTTCGGTGGAGTACCTCGACTACCTCGGGTACTTGGAATGGGAGCGTCGGCGCAAGCGCGCGGCCCGCGCGGCGCGCAAGGCCGAGAACGGACAAGCGCCGCCTCCGTCCCCGGCCGGCGAGTGGGCTGCGGTCAAAGACGTCAGGGTCGGGATCACCCTCCCGCTTGACGTCACGGCCCGCAGTGCTTAGGCTCTAAGCATCGGGCCCGGCGAGGGGCCCCACGACACGTGAGGGGCAATCTCATGGCGCAGACAAAGACGCTCTGGTTCGAGGAGCAGGACGCTTTCGAGGTCGCCATCCANGTGCTGNAGGAAGAGGGCCTTCCGTACCGGGTGGCAGATGCGAAGAACACAATCGAAGTCACCGCCGAAGGTGAACTGCTGTTGACCTGTGGGTGGTGAGAGCATGTCCAAGTCCCTGACCGTCAGCGAACTGCCCGCNACNCTTCTGCCCGTGGCCGACTCCACGTGGTCCGTGTCGTCGCTCAAGCAGATGCAGACGTACGACGGAGCCGCGCTCCACGCCACCGTCCGCCGGAACGGCAAGATCGTCGGCACGTTCGAGAACGAGGGCACGGGCGGCGGCACGTGGTTCCGCCCGGCCTCGGCGGAGGCCGCAGAGGCGTGGAACGCCTACGTCGCCGCTAACACCGACCTGCTGACCGAGGACGAGCGGTACCTCGCCGCCGAGTCGGTGTGCGAGCGGCTCGTCGACGACTACGAGATCCGTCGGATCCTCGACCGGGCCGTCAAGCGCGGGGTGACCCCGTACCTCGCGCCCGGTGAGAAGCCCGACATGGAGACGGGCACGGCCATGGTCAAAGCCCCTCTGCCGCAGGCCATGACGTACCTGTCGCGGAAGTACCCCGAGGGCGGCTGCCGCGTGTGGCGCGACGGCGCGTGGACCGCCATCTGACCATCCCCGCGTAGCAGGCGGCACCGCTAACCTGCTACGCACCCCCCGACGGCCCGCCGTCCCGCGTCGTGTTTTCCCCCGTTGCGACGCAGGGGCGGCGGGCCCCTCACGTCAGGAGCGACCAATGCACGATCTCACCGCAGTAGCGGAGATCAACGATCCCGAGGAGCGGGCACGCGCCGCCGCCGCTGTCATCGCCGACCTCGACGCGCAGGCGGCGCAGGCGCAGACCATCGCCACGGAGGCCGCGTGGGCGATGCTCGACGCGGGCAAGCGCCCGGCTGACGTCGCCCGCGCCCTCGGGATCTCCCGCAGCGCCGTGGCGCAGCGGTTCCGGCAGGACAGGCGCACGGCGTGATCCGCGCAGTCCCCATCGACAGGGGTAACTCGTTCGTCCGTGGCCGACAGGAGTGGGGGTTTGAGCGCGTCGACAGCAGCGGGGCGGTCTACCTGTACGGCAAGTCGGCGCAGGGTTACGAGGGGTGGTTCGAGCGTGGACAGTTCGGACCGCCTTGGTCTGAGCCTGAGAGCAGCGGGACCGTCGAGCTCGTGACGGTGGACCTGCCGCTAGACGTCGCTTCGGCCTTGGCCGAGGGCATCCTCACCGAGACGCTCGGCACGCCGGCCGGTGACGTCCGGGCGCTTCGGGCGGACCTTGAGCACGAGCGCGCCCAGCGCGAACTCAGCGAGGCCGTGGTACGCAGGATCGCACTGTCCGTCATCGCGCAACCCGAGGAGCCGAACCGTGGAGCAGCCCGAGACTGACCAGCTCACCCCGCTCGTGGCCGACCTTGAGGCCGTGGAGGAACCGATTGACAGGGCCGCGGCGGCGCAGGCCCTCATCGCCCGACTGGAGGAGGTCCGCGACGACGCCATGCGCACCGCGTGGCGCACTCGCCGAGCCGGGTACGGACTCCGTGACCTGTCCCGTGCCGTCGGCGTCACGAACGCCCGCGCCGCGATCGTCGTCGGCCGCGAGTGACCGAGGACGAGCTCCTCGCGAGCGTGCTCGAGGTCGCCGAGATCCTCAAGTGGCTGACCTACCACACGCACGACTCCCGCCGGTCGCCCGCGGGGTTCCCCGACCTCGTGCTCGTCCGCGAGCACAGGATCCTGTACCGCGAGCTCAAACGCTCCCCCGCGCCCGGACTCGTGACGCCAGCGCAACGCGAGTGGCTCCACCGACTCCGCGCCGCCGGGGCCGACGTCGACGTGTGGACACCGCAGGACTGGCCCTCCCGCGTCATCGCCGAGCTGCGCGACGCCGACCTCGGCACCCGCCCGCTCCCGCCGATGCAGGCACCCCGCCCGCGCAAGCCGCGTCGTCGCCGGGTGGATCCGGCCGCCGTCCGGGCCGAGCTCGCCGAACGTGGCCGGTCGCTCGTACCCCAGGCAACGCGGTCCCCTGCGTAAACTGCTCGGGCTGCCGAGCGGCTGGCAAGAGGACCGCTATGAGGCAGAGCCTCTGGGGCTTGGGGTCTTGTCGACGGACTCGGGGGCCCGCGAGGGGCACAAACAGCGTCGCATCCCTGACAACAGGGTCTCCCGCGTAACCTGCGGCAACAGGGTCGGGTGCCGCCGCGTCGGTGGATCCGCAGCCCTCCCCGCACAGACCACTTCCGTTCGTCGTCTCCGAGGAGGAGCCATGTCCCGTCCCGTCGTCCCCCAGCCGATCGACCGCGCCGTCAACGCCCGGTTCTACGTCGAGCGCACCGAGCACTTCAACGGCACCCAGCGCAACGTGCACCTGAGCGCCGTCTCCCGCGGCGACCAGAACAAGCAGTGGGCTTCCGCCACTCCCACGGGCAACCTCACCATGACGATCAACAACCCCGGCGCAGCCGAGCTCATCGAGGAGTGGATGAAGGCCGGCGTCGACGTGGAGATCACCCTGCGCCCCGTGCCGGTGCTGCGACCGGATGACGGGCACCCGTTCCGGCAGAGCGACGACGGTGACCCGAGGTCCTACTACTCGTCCACCGGGCTCTGCGGCGACTGCGGGGGCCGGCACGCAGACGCCTGACCAGGCCGAACGGGCGGGGTTGCGGCGCGTTTCACCCGTTGCCAACCCCGCCCCGACCTGCTAAGTCCTAACCTTCCAGTCGTGGGGACGATCACGGCTGCCGGGCGCGAAGCCGAACAGGTGCGCGTCCCCAGCCGTACCGCCGCCGAGATGTACGCGGACCTCATGGCCCTGCCGCCCGAGTGGCGGCGGGAGTGGTACGCCGGCCTCGACAAACCGGATCTCGTCCAACTCCTCGCCGTAGCCAAGAAGCAAGGCGGATCCGCCTACGCCCTGTGGCAGGACGACCCCGTCGGGTTCTACGAGGACGTCCTCGGCGAGACGATCTGGAGCAAGCAACGCGAGGTCCTGCTCGCCCTGTGCAACCCCGGGGTGAAGCGGATCGTCGTCCCGGCCGGGTTCGGCCTCGGCAAGACCCACGTCGCCGGCGGCGCGGTCGCGTGGTTCGGGTCCGTGTGGCCGGTCGGCACCGCGATCACCGTCACCACCGCCACCCGACTCCGGCAGGTGCAACGCCAGCTCTGGCCGCACGTGCGTCGCCTCGTCGCGAAAGCCGACTTGCCCGGGGACTGCGACACGCTCCAGTGGAAACAGCCCGACGGGAACGGCGTGGAGACCGTCGTCGCCTACGGCTTCACCGCCCCCGAGCACGACGAGGCGGCCATGCAGGGGATCCACGCCCCCAAGATGTTCCTCGTCGTCGACGAGGCCGGCGGTATCGGCCACACCATCGGGTCGAGCACCCGCAACCTGCTCACCGGCGACGCCCGCATGCTCGCCATCGGCAACCCGCCCACCGACGACGAGGGGTCGTGGTTCGAGGGAGCGTCCGTGGACGGGGACGACCCCGAGCGGGCCGACACCGTCACCGTCCGGATCGCCGCGTGGGACTCCCCGGCCGTCACCGGCGAGCAGGCCATCTGCCGCGCCTGCCCGCCGCAGGTGCCCGAGCACCAACTCGGCACGCACCTCGTGGACGGACCGTGGATCGAGGAGGCCGTCCGCGAGCACGGCCGGGACGCCCCCTACGTCGTGGCCAAGGTCGACGCCAAGTTCCCCCGCGGCGGCTCCGCGCGCGCCATCCCGAGCTCGCACGTGGACGCCGGCCAGGAGGCGCTGCTCACGCAGGTCCCCGACCCGGAGGACCTGCCCGACGCGCCGGTGTCGGTGGACTCCAAGGGTCGGCCGTACCCGCAGCAACCCACCCTCGGCGCGTGGATCCGGCTCGGGGTGGACGTCGCGGCCGACGGCGGCGACGAGCTCGTGGTCGCCCGGGACGAGGGCGGCATCGGTCGGATCCGCCTCGTCCAGTCCGGGGCCGCGAACGTCAACGCCACCGACGTCGCCGGCAAGATCCTCGAGGAGATCCTCGCCGCCGAGCGGCTCGCGGCGGCGCTCGGATCCGAACGGCAGGTCGAGGTCAAGGTCGACTCCATCGGCGTCGGGTGGGGCGTCGTCGGCGTCCTCGAGGCGTGGGGCACCGAGGGCTTGCACTCCTCCAAGATCATCCGGGTCAACGTCGCCGAGAACCCGCAGCGCCCCGACGACCCGAAGGCCCAATGGAGGCCGTTCCGCAAGCGAGACGAGCTTTGGCTCAACGGCCGCGAGCTGCTCACGCCCGACCCGGCAGGCCGGACCGCGTGGCGGCTCGACGTGGACACGCGCACCGCCGCCCAGCTCTCCACGCCGACGTACGGCACGAACGCCTCGGGCAAGACCGTGATCGAGTCCAAGAAGGCCATGAAGGCGCGGGGCGTGAACAGCCCCGACCGCGCCGAGGCGCTACTGCTGGCGGTCTACTCGCCGGTCATCCGGCGGAAGAAGCGAAAGCGGCTCCTCGCGTGAGCGGTGCTAGGGCCGCCCGGCCCAGAGGCCACCTGTGGATCGCCGCCGCCGAGGTCACGCTGACGGACGGGCAGCTCGGCAGGGCCGTCCGCGGGAAGTTGGTCGTCCGCGCCGACGTCGTCCTCGCGGTCGTCGAGGTCTACTGCCGGCGGTGTCGCAGGACGTGGACGCCGAGCCGGGCGGAGGAGACGGTCTGCCTGCTCGGCGCGCAGCACGTCGGCGGGCCGCGCGTCCGCGAGGAGGACGTCGCCCGCCCCGGTACGCCCGTCGGTGTTTAGCGGCTTGACAGCGGGTGGTCGTCGGGCGCAACGTGGGTCGTCACGGTGCCCGAGCGAGGGGCCCCCGAGGAGAGCGAGCCCGGCATGCTGCGACTGACCTATCTGCCCGCGAACGAGGCGTGGACCTTCACGTTCGGCGACACCCTGCTCGCCATGCACGGCGAGTCGATGTTCCACTCCGACGTCTCGGCCGCGATCCACGCCGCCGCGCGGCGCGGGCTCGACGTGCGCTCGGACTTCTCCGTGGTCGCGGCGCGGTTCGGCGTCGGTGACGTCGTGCACGGCGAGCCGACGACGCGTACCCGCGACCTGTTCGCGTGGAAGGGCGTGGTCACCGACGTGGCCACCGACCCGTCCGACGACGCCGTCACCTACACGATCCGCCGCGACGACGGGTCGATCCTCACGGTCGAGGCGGGCACCGTCGAGTGGGCCCTGACCCGTCCCGAGACCGCCGTTCCGTTCCCGAGGAGGGCTCGGCGGTAGCGAGGACGCGAGGGCATCCCGGTTCGCCGGGGTGCCCTCGTAGGGTCGGGACGCGTGAGCGTTCCATGGCCGGCAGGCGGTTACGGCGAGCGGTACTGCCCGTGGTGCTTGGCGGTCCTCATGGATCCGGGCGGCGAGGGAGACCTCGTCGCGCTCATGGCCGACCACGAGACCCGAGAGAAGCACGTCGGTGCGGCGAAGTTCGCCGACCGGGCACGAAACGACGCATCCGCGTCACGCACCCACGCGAGAGGACAACGAAAGCCTTGGGTACCCGACTCACCATCCCCTGCGCCAAGTGCACCCGCCCCATCGAGGTCGACGAGCAGACCATCAACAACGCGGCGGCGCTCGGGATACCGCTGACCGTCGAGCACGACGTTTGCCCCAGTGACCCGGTCCCCGTGGCCGACCCGACGAGCCTGCGACGCTTCCGGGTCCAGTTCCTCGTCGTGGAGCTGCCGACCGACCCCGAGCTCGGCGACGTGGAGCCGAAGTTCCCGGACCTGCTCTACGGCGGCGTGGCGGTCGAGACGCTCCTCGGCACGGGCCTCACCGCCGAGGGTCGCAACCTCGCCGAGGTCGTCAACGGGCCGTTCACGACGTGGCTCAACCGCACGTGGCCCAAGGTGCAGGAGAACGCCGCGTTCGCCGACCTGCCCGCGCCGACCCCCGCACCCACCGAGTAGTCCGTACCCTTGCCCGCAGGTGGCGGGGCGTTGGATCCCGCCGCGGACTCCTCGGAGGCGGGTGAGCGTGACCGTGGCGGCACCGACGACTGAACAACGTCCCGTCGGGGCGGCGATGTGGGGCGGCAGGGCATGGCCGGAGGGACGGCCGCTGCCAGACGCCCCCCCGGGCCGGCCCATTCCCCCCAGCGTGGTGCGGGCCTTCGTGTCCCTGCTCGTGGTGATCCTGGGTGCCCTGCTCGCGGCCGTCGGAGCCGGCGTGGCGTGGGGCATCGGCGTCGGCCTGTTCGTGACCGGCATCCTGGCCGTCGGCGTCGGCGTGCTGCTCGGGGTGAGCAGGTGAAGCTCTGGGCCGCCTTCGGAGGCGACGCCACAGAGCGCAAGGACGCCGCCGCGAGGCGGTTCTCGGCCGGCCCGTACTACGCGTTCGCCGGCACCCCGTACACCCCGCTCGACGGCCAGGACGTCGAACGGGTCGTCCGCGAGCAGTACGGGCGAGTGATCTGGGTCTACCGGGCCATCGACGCCCGCGCCCGCAGCCAGGCAAAGCTGGAGGTTCAGGTCAAGGACGGGCGTGGCGACAACGCCCGCGTCATCGAGGGGCACCCGCTCCACCGGATCCTGAACCGCAAGGCCAACTCGTTCGAGGACGCCTACGCGTTCCGCTACCGACTCTCCACCCTGCTCGACCTGTCCAAGAAGGGCGTGTTCGTCGAGATCCTCGAGAACCGCTTGGAGGCCCCGGCCGCCGCAGTGCTGCTGAACCCCATGCACACGTGGCCGATCCCCGACCCCGAGCACTTCGTCGCCGGGTTCGAGATGCGCCTGCCGAGCGGGGAAGTGTTCCGGCTCCCGAAGTACCGCCGCGGCCAAGGCGGCGTCCTCTGGATCAAGCGCCCGCACCCGACCGACCCGTACTCAAGCATGACGTGGTTGGAGGCGGCCGGCGTCAGCATCGAGCTCGACTACTACGCGCGCCTGTTCAACCGGAACTTCATGTTCAACGACGGCAGGCCGGGCGGGATCCTGTCGTTGGAGGGCGACGACGGCGACGACGAGTTCGACCCGGCCGACGCGGAGGCCCTCCAGGCGCGGCTACAGGGCGGGCCGCACAACGCAGGGCGCGTCGCGGTGTGGGAGGGCGCGCTCAAGTACACGGACCTGTCCACGTCCCCCCGGGACGCGCAGTACGTGGAGAGTCGGGCGCTGACGCAGCGGGAGATCCTCGTCGCCGCCGG